TAAAGAATAAACTCTACCATCAGCATAAATTTTATAAAAAGGATACTCTTTTAATATTTTAAATTCCGTCTCCATCGTCATCATTTATAAGGCGATATTTTGTATTTATACCGCTAATCTGGTCGTCGTCATCATCCTCAAAGATCTCGTCATAATCGTGCAACCCTGACTTTATGTCCTCATATTTAAGATAACTCTGCGTATCAGAATACACTTCTGCTTTTAGAGAATCAACAAGGAGTTCAAGATTACGAACAAGAAGTTTTAGTTTGTCTTTGTCCATAAAGTACTATTCTCTCAAATAATTTTATCACAAAAAAAGGGGGGAATCAACCCCCCAGATATACTATAAATGAGTTAACATATCTCTACAGATTCTTTTACAGTTTTGTTGGTCATCATCACATTCAACTATACAATTAAAGTAATCATTCATTAATTCGTGTTGGTCTATAAATTCATCCACCGTTGTTTCAAGATTTTTCCAAGCAGCCAGTTGATTGTAAGAAATTAAGTTGTGCATAATAACCTCCATGCACAAAGAACATCATAATAAAGGAGTTTTCGCTCATTTGTATCACCTCGTATATTCTATCACTATCTAGACAAATTATGTTCGGATAAGAACATTTACGCAACAAAAATTTATGCCTACGAGTTTATACCTATAAAAAAGGAGGGGATCAACCCCTCCATAATGTTATCTGATTGTTGCAATTTGTGCCGCTTTACGACGCTGCTCTTTTTCAATTTGTTCTTTAATCAGTTGAAGAACATTGAGCTTACGCTCTTCGACGTTATACTTAACGCCACGATACGTTGCTGTTGTCATTAGGTTTGCTCCTTTACTTGTTTAAGGTGAGGTGGCGTTCCTTCAGTCAACTTTTGCGTCTATTTTACACTCCTTTGGAGAAATCTGTTTGATTTCCCATATCAAATCATTCTTTTGTTGGGGAGAGATATATTGTTTATGAACTCTCCCAGCAATCAATTGTGCTTGTAAACAAGTTAGAATGAGTGCTTCCATAGATGAACGAAATCCGTTCCGAGTCGCTTACTTCCGTCTGGTTTTCCAGATGAACGATGGGAGCATTATACTCCCTTTCGTGATATTTAGCAAATATTGTTTTATAATACGATACAGTTTTATGAAATCTTAACGGTAGTCACTTAGTACGCTTTTTGGTTTTGGGTGCCTGATAACCCCAGAGTTTTGGATTGATTCTACCATATCCATAACCAATACTCTGTAAGTTCTCACGAAACTTATCCCAATACATATCAAACAAACGAATTTTTGAACCTCTTGTTAGGTCAAAACACAATTTGTCATCAACAAAATATTTGATAATATGAGCATCATTTGGTGCTTCTTTCGTGCAAACTTCGGCATAAGAACCATTTTCAATCAGAATGTCACACCCATAACGTGACTTGCAAGTTTCCTTTTCTGCTGTTGTCCAATGGTCCATATGCTTTTCCTTATCTTGTGTCTTTTCAACAACTTGACTCACGAACGTCCTCCCCAGATAATATCAGGGAATGCTTGTGAAACAATGTCCTTACTGATCTTATATTTTGTTTCAAGTTTTTTATCCTTTACAAGACAAACAATCTCTGCTTCCAGTGGATGAAGTCCTTGAAGAGTATTGATAAACATTGTTTCTCTACGAAGAGAACTCAGTCCATCATTACCACCCTTTACAAAATTATAAAATTTTTGATACTCTTTACGAATTGAAGAACGTCCTTGATCTTGCGATCCAAGAGAATTAGTTCCAAGTTCTTCCATTTTATCAACTGCATCAGCAATCTTCTCACTCAAAGTTCCTTTAAAAGAGTCCATCTCATTTACAGCAGAATATGGGACATCACCAGGAGGAAGTGCTGATTGAATTGTTTCGTCAAAGTTCCAAATAAACAATGTTTTAAGTGAAGGATGAGAATACTTTTGAAGTACTTCTACTTTTTTTACATCACTTCTTTGTTTTGCAGCAGCATTTAAAATCTCAAAAACAAAAGGATTTGCAGGAAGTTCTGGAATTGATTCTGCAATTACTTTTGGTGCTGCTGGTTTTCTTGTTGCAGTAGTTTTTACTCTACTCGTCGTTGTCGCTTTTTTTGTTGTAGTCATAATGAGTTATTAAAAATTAAAAGTTACTCTTCTTCATCGTCGTCATATTCTTCATCATCAAAATAATCGGGATTGAAACTTACAGCAACTACTTCATCAGGAATAATATTTCCATTTTGATCGTAGAACTCTGGGTGCAGTTTAGGAATCTCCCGATAGTTCATCATGTATTCTCTTGCTACCCAACCTGTTACAAGTCCCACTATAAGAAACAATACTGTTAGGAAGGAACTAAATACTAGACTAACTGCTAACATTTCTTTTTCTCCGGGAAACTACTTTTTTCTTCCTTGACTTTAAGGAAAATTCAAAATAGATAGTAACTTCCCGATTTAGAAAGCAAACTATCTTCTCAAAAATGAGATGGAATGGTTGAGTCTGCTTTCTTTTCCCTCCATTAAGTATGAGTTCAACACCACGATTAAAGTGGTCTTCCTTTTTATTTATGTTCGTGTCAAACGATTTGGTTTTCTTTGAGGAATTTGATTGTGTCAACGGATCCTCCGATCTTTTGTTCATTACAAATTACCTGAGGAAAAGTAGAACCTTCTCCAAACTCAGCGTAAAATTGTTCTCGTGTAAAATCTTCATCCAAAGTATACACGACAAAGGGTTGTTTTGTCAACTCTAATACTTGTTTAACCTTATCGCAATATGGGCAACCGATCTTTGAATAAACCGTGAAATTCATATGTATCGTTTTGATTTTTATTATATATCAGGTTGTATGAGATGTCAAATATTATGCCAAGTAACGAATGATAACAATACCAGTACCACCATTAGCACCGTCAGCATTATCATCACCACCGCCACCACCTCCAGTGTAAGTTATTCCAGATTGTGCAACAGTGACTGGACCACTGGGACTTGATCCGGCACCACCACCCCCTGATCCTCCAGGACCAGGAACACCTGGATTACCAGCTTGTTTTGATGCAGAACCCCCGCCGCCGCCAGCATATAATCCAGTGGGTCCAACAGCAGGTATCCAAGTAGGTTGTGCTGGCCCAGGTATTTCCGTAGATATTAAAGGAGCAGCAAAGGCGGGGATTGGAGATCCAGATCCACCAGATCCACCAATGCAACTTGGAGATCCTCCCGGTATACTAGCATTTCCACCAGGTCCGCCGGCGCCTCCTCCTCCGCCGCCCGCATACGAATGGTCTGCTGCGCCAATAGGTCCCAAAGTATTGGCGCCGCCAGTTCCTCCACCATTTCCTTGTGGTGGAGAAACAGGTGGAAAGTTTCCTGGTCCGCCACCAGTTGTTCCCACATAAGGAGCAGATCCTCTTCCTCCACCTCCACCAGATCCACCTTGAAGTGCTGGATTGGGGGGTCCTCCTGTAAATGGATCTGGAAAAGATCCTCCACCGCCGCCGCCGGAGGCACTAATCGGGCCAAAAGAAGATGTATTTCCTGGCGATCCAACTAATGGGGAACCAGAACCTCCACCACCAACAGTTATACTGTAAGGACCTGGTGATACTGGAAAAGAACTTCCTGCTAATGGATGTCCAGAAACATTAGTTCTAAAACCACCGGCACCACCACCGCCGCCGCTTTGAGCACCACCTCCACCACCACCAGCTACAACAAGATATTCAACAGTAGTTGTCCCAGAATTTACTATAAAAGTTCCTGGTGAAGTAAAAACGTGATATCTATAACCATTTCCTGGTGTTATTCCTGCTGCAGTTACGCTTCCCCCACTTGCAGAAAAAGAAGGACCACTAGAACTAGCAGCATCAACTCTACCAAAACCCATTCTACCACCAGTAAAAATCGGTGCCATACTATCAGACTCCTACGTTACCTTGTCTAAATCCTCCATTCTTCGTCGCATAAACCTGGTAACTCGTTGCAGTTGTATTTGTTCCACCAGTATAATGCACAAAGAACGAAACAAAATCTCTATCACTTGCAGTTGAGGATAGAGTGATTGTTGTTGCTGAACCAACTAGTGCTCTGGTTGAAATACCAGCAACT